GAGGAAGAAGTCGAGAATAACGAACACTAGTTCCCCCGACCGCAGGGGGGCATGGGTTTACAGATGCCCCGTTTTAACTAATCGGAGGAAAAATGAAGTTTCTAGAAAAGAACAGCAGAGTTTCAAATGGTTTTCTTGCAGCAACCATCCTGTCAATTGCAGGTTCAATTGTGATTTGGAATACAACAGGCGCAAACCCTGCGCACGTTGAACGACTTGCTCTTTTTGTTGGGTTATGGGCTCCAACATTCATGGGCTTTGCAAACTACTACAAGGAGTAAGAGATGAGTTTATACAAGAAGATTAAGTCTCTAGGTGTTGAGGACGACACAACGGTAACTTTTAGTTATGAAGACGGTTGTGACGTTTTCCACTTCAACGAGACGCATATCGAAACCGCAATGAGCCAGACTGGTTTTGCAACCACGCTTGCAGAAGCCGTTGCCGAGGGTATTTTATATAAGAACGGTAACGAGATTCTTGATGAAATGCGAGAGGAAGGCTTACTTGACGAATATGAGCGAGGCGACGAGTCATTTGTTGAGTTTGTGGCCGAGGCTATTGAAGAGAATCACTGGAACTATTGTTGGTTTGAGCACTCCACAGAGAAGTACGACCACAAGCGCGGATACACCGAGCTTTCAGCAGAGTTTGCAGTTCCTCTATCAGAGCTTAAGGACGAGCCATTTCCTCTCCCGGGCTGGAAGGCATCGGTGCAGACTCCGAATGGCTACCTAACGGTTGACCGATAATGGCCAGAGCAAAGAAACAAAAGGCAGGAAAGCTTTCCATTGCCGATATGAGAAAGATTGTCAATAAGAGGGCTGGTATTACGGTTGCTCATGACTTAGGTGGCTCAAACCCTACCGAAGTTAAAGAGTGGATTCCAACCGGCTCACGGTGGCTAAACTCTATTATTTGTCGAGGCAAGTACGCTGGAATTCCAGTGGGCAAGATTAGCGAGATTGCTGGCCTTTCTGCTTCGGGTAAGTCATACATGGCTGCCCAAATTGCAGGCAACGCCCAGAAGATGGGGATTGACGTGGTATACTTTGATTCAGAGTCTGCCATTGACCCCGACTTCTTGGCTAATGCCGGTTGTGATGTCGAGAACTTACTTTATATTCAGGCTCAGTCAGTTGAGTTTGTTTTAGAGACTATGGAAGAACTACTAGCAGGCAACGAAAATCGAATGTTGTTTATTTGGGACTCGTTAGCAATGACGCCCGCCGTCTCGGATATCGAGGGCGATTTCAACCCTCTATCCAGTATGGCAGTCAAGCCTCGTATTCTTTCAAAGGGTTTTGCTAAGTTAACGGTACCGATTGCAAATTCGCAGTCTACCTTGCTTATCCTAAACCAGTTGAAGACTAATATCACAAGCAATATTGCAGAAGCACGCCTAGAACCTTATTTCACCCCCGGTGGAAAGGCCGCAATCTACGCTTATTCTCTTCGTATCTGGCTAACTGCCCGACGAGGCAAGTCCAGCTTCATCTATGATGATAAGGGCTTCCGTGTCGGTACGGAAGTCAAGGCTAAGATTAAGAAGTCGCGATTTGGCTCTGATGCCCGAGTACCTTCAAGATTGTGTGGGCAGGCGAAGATGTCAAGATTCAAGATGAAGAATCATGGCTTGAGGCGATTAAGGGCTCTAATCACCTCACGAACGCAGGCGCTTGGTTTACGCTTCAATATGCAGACGGAACTTCCGAAAAGTTCCAGTCGGCAACTTGGATGAAAAAACTGCAAAACGAAAAGTTTAGACATCGAGTTATTGAACTCATGGAGCAGGAAGTCATTCTTAAGTTTGAAAAGAAGGAAGCGGACGCTAAGGAGTTTTACGACATCGACGGCGAAGAGTAGAAAAAGATTTTGCTTGACAGGTAGCCCCCAACATGCTATATTAAGTGTGTTGGGGGCATTCTTATGAAGATAACTGGAAGGCATCGTCGCTATGTCGATTTGGCAAAAAAGCTTGCTGAATCTTCTAGCTACTCTCTGCACCGTCATGGCGCAGTGCTAGTGAAGGGCGGTAGCGTCCTTAATTGGTCAGCAAACCAGAATAAAGTTCAAAGATGGGCTCAACGCTTTAGGTCTCACGGGTGTGGCCATGCCACACATCATGCTGAACTTGGAGCTGTTCTTGGGGTTGCCCGAGACAAAACAACAGGTTCCGACGTGTATGTCGTTAGAATCAGTAAAAAGGGTTCACTTCTCATGTCTAAGCCATGTGAGATGTGCCAAGAGCTACTTCGTCACGTTGGTGTCAAAAGGGTCTTCTACTCTATTGACGACGAGACGATGGGATGTTATAAAGTATAGACAGGGGGAAACATGAACCGCGTAATGGTTATCGATGCACTTAATATGTTCATCAGGAATTACATTGTAAATCCGATGATTTCGACCAACGGAAACCCAATTGGGGGCGCCGTTGGTTTTCTTAACTCGCTCAAGAAGTTGATGCGGGAGGCTAGTCCAGACCAAGTTATTATTTGTTGGGATGGCTCTGGGGGCTCACAGAAGCGCCGTCAGACCGTCAAGGAATACAAGCAGGGTCGTAAGCCTATCCGTAAGAACTACGAGGTAGAAGGCATGTCAGAGCAGTCTCAAAAGGAGAATATGGTCTGGCAACAGCAAATCCTCATGGAGATGCTAAACGAAATGCCAGTTATGCAACTGGTCCTAGATAGGGTTGAGGCAGATGATATTATTTCTATGGTGGTTGGCTCACCGAAGTACAAGGGATGGCAAAAGGTCATCGTATCTTCCGATAAGGACTTTCTTCAGCTTCTTGACGGAGAAACAGTTCTTTACCGCCCCATCCAGAAGAAGGCTTGGACAAAGCAGACTGTGATTGACGAGTACGGCATTGCGCCAGAAAACTTTGTTATCGCTCGTGCTATTGCAGGCGACAAGTCTGATAATCTAGCAGGCATCCAAGGCGCAGGTCTTAAGACGATTTCTAAGCGTTTGTCATTCCTCTGCGAAGACAAGATGCATACGCTTGACACAGTTTACGACCATTGCGCCAACACAGACAGCAAGCTTAAGTTTTTTGAACGGATTGTCGAAGGCTGGAATACTGTCGAGACAAACTACAAGGTAATGAATCTTACTCCTCCAAGCATTTCGGTGCAGGGTCGTCAAAAGATTAATTACGCGCTTGACAACTTTGAGTTTGAACTCAATGCAACCGGCCTCAAGCGCGCCTCTGTAGAGCATGGCTTCGGTTCCTATGATTGGTCCGAGATTACGGCAAAGCTACGAGGCATGGTTGAGAAAAATAAGCTAATCGCTTGACACAAGGGTCTATATAGGCTATATTAAACACACGGGGGATACACTTGGGCAAAGACGCACCGAGCTTTAGAAAATTTGGTAAGGACTTTCAAGAGTCATTGTGCCAAATGATATTACAGGACCGCCCTTTCGCGGACCAAATCATGGAAGTTCTAGACATTGGGTTTCTAGAGCTTCACTACCTTCGTGTGTTCGTTCAAAAGATTTTTGAATACCGCGAAAAGTACAACGTTCACCCATCATACAAGATTATGATTTCGATTGTCCGGGCTGAAATCGAAGGCGAGAACGCTGCGACACAGCAGCAGTTGCGCAACTATTTTGCTCGGATTCATGATTCGCAAGTTTCGGGTTCAGAGTACATCAAGACCACAGCGCTTGACTTTTGTCGTAAGCAAAAGCTAAAAGAAGCAATGATTCGGTCTGTTCCTCTGCTTGAAAAGTCGTCTTTTGATGAGATTGCGAAGATTATTAACGATGCCATTAAACTTGGTGACCACTCGGACCACGGCTATGATTACGTCAAGGACTTTGAGAAAAGGTTTGAAATCAAAGCAAGAAATCCAATTACAACAGGCTGGAGCGAAATCGACGGACTATGTAAGGGTGGACTCGGCAAGGGCGAGTTGGGCGTCGTGATTGCGCCAACGGGGGCAGGTAAATCAATGGTTCTAGTTCACTTGGGGGCAGAGGCCCTAAAGCAAGGTAAAACTGTTGTTCATTATACTCTTGAGTTGGCAGATACCGTCGTTGCGGGTCGTTATGACTCGTGCATTACTAAGATTCCACTCAGTAATATGCATTCATTCAAAGAAGAGATTTATGAGCAGGTTCAGGATATTGAAGGGGTTCTGATTGTCAAGGAATACCCCACTAAGTCCGCCTCTACTCGTTCTTTGAGAACCCACCTAGAAAAGCTAAAAATGCGTGACATTAACCCCGATATGGTCATTGTAGACTACGGTGATTTGTTGCGCCCTATTTCTGGTAAAAATGAGAAAAGACATGAACTGGAATCTATTTATGAAGAGATGAGGGGACTGGCAAAGGAATTTGACTGTTGCCTTTGGACCGCATCTCAAACTAATAGGTCTGGACTCAACGCTGAAGTTATTACTTTGGAATCAATCTCCGAGGCGTTTAACAAATGCTTTGTTTCAGACTTTATTTTTTCACTGTCAAGGACCGTAGAGGACAAACAAGCAAATACCGGTAGAGTTTTCGTTGCTAAGAACAGGAACGGGCCGGATGGCCTAGTATTTCCAATTTCAATGCAAACGGCAAACGTTCAAATCAACGTTTTGTCACCAACCGGCACAGAGCCAGCAGTTATTTCCGCGAAGGACCAAAGTGAAATATTGAAAGAGAAATACAAGAAATTTAGAAAGAATCAAAAGGAAAAGGGAGCTAAATAATGGAGTTGGCATCAGAAATCTTGTCAGACATCACGGTACACATGAAGTACGCGAGATATCTATCAGACAAGTACCGTCGTGAGACATTTGAAGAACTAGTAGACCGCAATAAAGCTATGCATATCAAGAAGTACCCACATCTTAGGGACGAGATTGAGGCGGCTTATGAATATGTCTATGAAAAGAAGGTTCTACCTTCAATGAGGTCTATGCAGTTCGGCGGTAAGCCCATAGAGGTCGCTCCAAACCGTATTTTCAACTGTGCTTATATGCCCATCGATGACGTTCGGGCATTCGGGGAGGCTATGTTTCTTCTATTGGGGGGAACCGGTGTCGGATATTCAGTTCAGACACACCATGTAGAGCAACTTCCAGAAATTAATAAGCCAAACGGTAAGCGTACATATCGGTATCTAGTTTCGGACTCTATTGAGGGTTGGGCAGATGCAGTTAAAGCGCTTGTAACCTCCTATTTCCGTGGTACTTCAAAGCTACGTTTCGATTTCTCGGATATTAGACCCAAGGGAAGCCGTTTAGTAACATCTGGCGGCAAGGCCCCGGGACCACAGCCTTTGCGTGAGTGTCTTGTAAAGTTGGAGGGGATGCTAGAAGCCAAGGAAAACGGCGATAAACTGCGTCCTATTGAGGTCCATGATATGGTTTGTCACATTGCTGACGCCGTACTCGCAGGCGGTATTCGCCGTGCTGCCCTTATCTCCCTCTTTTCGGCTGATGATGATGAGATGATTGCTGCCAAGGCTGGCTCTTGGTGGGAAACAGACCCACAAAGAGGCCGTGCTAACAACTCTATTGTTCTTATGCGTCACATCGTAACCAAGGAGTTCTTTATGGACCTCTGGGCTCGTGTTAAGGCGTCTGGTGCTGGAGAGCCCGGTTTTTACTTTACTTTTGATAAGGATTGGGGCACAAACCCATGTTGCGAAATCGCACTTCGCCCATACCAGTTCTGTAATTTGACCGAGGTTAATGTTTCAAATGTAGATACACAGGAGGAGTACGAATCCCGCGTCAAGGCAGCAGCATTCATCGGTACTCTCCAAGCTTCCTACACAGATTTCCATTACCTCCGTCCAGTATGGCAGCGTAACACTGAAAAAGACGCTTTGTTGGGTGTTTCTATGACCGGCATTGCCTCTGGAAATGTTCTAAAGCTTGATATGAAGGCAGGAGCTAAGATTGTAAAGCAGGAAAACAAGCGCGTTGCTGCCCTCCTTGGTATCAACCCTGCTGCTCGAACAACTTGCGTTAAGCCCGCTGGAACCACGTCTTTGACGCTTGGCACGTCCTCTGGAATTCATGCTTGGCACAACGACCACTACATTCGTCGTATCCGCGTCGGCAAGAACGAAGCAATTTATGAATATCTTTCACAGAACCATCCAGAACTTATTGAGGACGAGTATTTCCGTCCGCACGACACCGCGGTTATTTCAGCACCGCAGAGGGCTCCAGCAGGCGCCATCACGCGCTCTGAAACAGCCATAGACATGCTCGAACGTGTTAAGAAGGTCAGCACGGAGTGGGTTCGCACCGGCCACTGGAAGGGGCAAAATACGCACAATGTAAGCGCCACGGTCACTATCAAAGAAGACGAGTGGGCAGAAGTCGGCGAGTGGATGTGGGAAAACCGTAGTTGCTACAACGGTTTATCAGTTTTGCCTCACTCGGACCACACTTATGTACAGGCTCCTTTTGAGGATTGTGATGAAGCCACCTACAACGAAATGATGAAGTCTCTCGCTAACATCGATCTTACAAATGTGGTCGAAACGCAGGACAACACCGATTTGCAGGGCGAATTGGCTTGTGCTGGTGGAGCTTGTGAAATAAAATAGCTTGACACTCACTCTCTTTGGCGTTATAATTAGAGAGTGAGGTAAGTTATGAAGTTTAACCACCTGCTCCCTCGTTGGGAGCAGAGACACAAGTGTCCCGATGGTAGTGAACACTATTATTTGCCGACAAGTCACATAGAAGCTACGCTAAAGCATGTGGCTGTTCGGTTTCGTTGTAAGAAGTGTGGCCGCATAACCGCTGCATTTCTAAATGAGCCAACTTATTATACAAACAAGAAGATTATTGACAAATATATAGGAGAAGCAGAATGATTCTAGATACCAAGACACCTTGGATTCAGGTTGAGTTATCTTTTGACAAGGAAGAGGAGAATCCATATTCTATCGCGCTTCCTGATGACTATCGTCCCGCTGAGAAGCCTTACAAGGCTGTTTCTATCGTAAGAGACCCAGAGGGAGAGTATAAACACGGTGATGTTGTTGTTCTACCCACGCATATCATTCGCGAGATTGAGCTTTCTACCAACAAGTTTCATCTTGTTGAGCGAAACCACATCATGGCGGTTGTGAGGGCAGAATAATGAAAATGAACGGCTGGGGCGATTACCCAGAAGACCGGTCTAGACGTGATTTGGAAGACTTGGAGAGATACCAGCACAACTCTATAAACCATCCGGACCATTATGGTGGTAAAGATAACACTTACGAGGCCATCAAGATTATTGAAGCATACGACTTAAATTTTTCTCTTGGAAATGTCATTAAGTATGTTCTTAGAGCAGGAAAGAAAAGTGAAAACGCTATTGAGGACTTGGAGAAAGCAGCACGCTATATCGAATTCCAGATAGACTACTTAAGGAGAAACAACAATGTTTGACAGAGTTATTATAGATTATGGCCATGGTGGGATGATTGACGAGGTTTATCAAACACCGAACGGCAAGCAGTATCACTTTACCGAGCCAGAAGAGCTATCAATTTACGAGGGTGTTTTTAATCGAGGCGTTGCCAGCAAGCTAATGACAATGTTGGTTAAAGCTGGGGTTGAGGTCTTTGATTGTGTCGAAGATTGTTATGTTAACGGTCCAGTTACGGCAGAAGAGCTTGAGCAAAGAGACATTTCTCTAGGTACTCGTGTCCGTAACGCCAATGACGAAAATAAGCGAGGCAAGACACTTTTTGTTTCTATCCATGCCAATGCTATCGGCAACGGCATCCGAGGACCTTCTAATGATGTCCGAGGTGCTTTTGTTTATGTTTATCGCAATTCTGGTCCGGCTGGTGACTTTGCCTCTGAACTTTTGAAGAGATATTCAAATACTGGCCTTCGCCCCCGCAAGATTATTGAGAACAAGTCGTTTTACGTTTTGCGTAAGACCTCTATGCCTGCCATTTTATCAGAAAACGGCTTCTTTACTAATATTGATGATGCAAAGTATCTTCTTACAGAAGAAGCCCAATGGCAGATTGCAACAGCACATTTTGAAGCAATGCAGAACATGCTTGACACCACACCCAGTATCGTGGTATAATAGGA